ATAGTAGCAGTAGTAACTAAACTAGCAGCATCATCTTTAGTTATGAATATATCAAGTGTCTCCGCTCCAGCTATAACAAGTGCGGCAAGTGGAGATTTATTAACGTCAGAAATAACAGTATCAATCCTAACGAGCTGGAGTTAAAATGAGCAGAGAAGATGATTTAGCCTTCTTAATCAAGACAGGCCAAATAAAAGAAGAACCAAAAGGCAAAGCACAAACCAACAAGAATGACGAGGAGTAACAGTGGCAATTTACTTAAACAATAACGTGGGCATCAAGCTTGCAACCAACGGAGCGCCTACTACACCATCAATCGATATTAGCGACCTAGTATCTAGCGCTGTTATCAATCAAATCGTAGATGAGTTAGAAATCACAGCGTTTGGAGATACATCTCACCGCTACGTAGCTGGATTGCAATCAGGCACATTTACTATCGACTTTATGAATGACTGGGCTTCATCTGAGATTAGCCAGACTCTTAATGAGGCATTTGGCAAGACTCTAGCTGTATCAGTTATCACAGTTAAGGGCACAACAGTTTCAGCTGCTAACCCTACTTACCAATTCTCAATCCTTGTAAATAACCTAACACCAATTGGATCAGCTGGAGTAGCCGAAATTGCTACATCTAGCATCACATTTACTGTAAACTCCGCAATAACAGTATCGCCATCAGTGGCGTTCTAATTAAGGAGTAACAATGGCAAAGCTTATAGTTACAAGGGCTAATGGTGAAGTCACAGAACACAAGATAACACCAGGAATCGAATATAGCTTTGAGTTAAAATGGGGTTCAGGTATTAGCAAGATCTTGCGTGAGCATGAACAGCAAACTCATATTTACTGGTTAGCCTGGGAATGCTTGCGCAGATCTGGCGCACAAATACCTTTATTTGGCGCAGAGTTTATTGACAGTTTAGAAACTGTCGAGGTAGCAGACGAAGAAAAAAAATAATAAAGCGGGATTCTACTGCTTACGGCATAGCCACATTATCCGTAGAAACTGGGATACCGCCTAGCGAGTTTATTAACATGGACTCGGAAATGTATCGGGCAATTATTCAAGTATTGACTGATAGAGCAGAGAGGGTCAAAAATGCCAGTAGAGGTCGTAGGCGTTAAAGACGTACTCAATGGCTTGACTTTTATCGATGAAGATATGTATAGACGTGTTAAGGCCGCTGTAAATCCTTTAATGAAAGGTGTAGAAGCCAAAGCTAAAGGATTTGTGGCAAGCAATAATGATGTTTTGTCTGGCTGGACTAAGCCAATTTCATCCACTACAGATTATCGACCATTTCCTAAATATGATGAAGCTACTGTGCGTGGTGGCATTGGATTCAAAGAAGGTCAAAATCGTAGATTTAATAATGGTTATCAGGTAGAAAGTTATGTTTACAATATCAGCGCACCTGGTCGTATTTATGAAACCGCAGGTAGATTAAACCCACAAGGTAGAGCGCCATTTACTTCTGTTGCAGAAGGTGGCGGCACAATGGCATTTAAGCAATCAGGTAGCAGAAAAAGTAGAAGCAGATCTACAGCTGCATATAATTCTAATAATCCATTTGCTGGGTATCAGTTTGTTACTGACCTGCCAACCCTTACATCTCAGCCTAAAGTTAAAGGCGCTAGAGGTGGTGGTCGTAAGACCAAAGGCCGTTTAATCTATAAAGCCTGGGCACAAGATAGCGGCGACATTTATGGCGTAATATTAAAAGCCATTAACGCAACAGCCACACATTTTAACAAGACTACAGATAAGAAGGTCGCATAATGGCCAATATAGTCGTATCGGCGCTCAGTACCTTTAATAACAAAGGACTTAAAAAGGGTAAGAAAGAAATTGGCATATTTGAAAAACAAGTCAAAACCTTTGGTAAAACCTTTGCCGCAGCATTCTCAGTAACAGCATTAACTAGATTTAGTAGAGAAGCAGTAAAGGCGTTTGCAGCTGACGAAAAAGCAGCCAAGTCTTTAGAAGTTCAATTAAAAAATACAGGGTTTGCATTTAGCGCCCCTGGCGTTGAGCTATATATAGACAATTTACAAAGATCTACTGGCGTATTAGATGATGAACTACGTCCAGCATTCCAGCAATTATTAACAGTAACAGGTTCTATTACTAAGAGCCAAGATGCCTTAAATACGGCTATGGATGTATCGGCTGCAACAGGTCGATCATTATCTCAAGTTACAACAGCCTTATCACGTGCCTACGCTGGCAATACAACAGGATTAAGCAGATTAGGTGCTGGTTTAGATAAAGCCTTATTAAAAACTGGCGACATGGATGCAATCATGGCTGAGCTTAACAATAAGTTTTCAGGCCAAGCCGCAGCTAGATTAGAAACTTATGCTGGCAAAATGGATTTATTTAGGGTTGCCACAGCTAATGCTCAGGAGATAATCGGTAAAGGTTTATTAGATGCATTATCTCAATTAGGTAAAGATAACAGTATCCAAAATGTAACCGACAACATGGAAGATTTTGCTACTGCCACAAGTGAGGTTTTAGTAGGACTAGGCAAGGTTGCAGGTAAGTTAAAAGAGATAACCAATATACCTGGCATGGATGGTTCATTTTTAAGAAACATACCTGGCATTGGTGCGGTGTTACGTGCTACAGAAGCATTAAGGGGTGCAGGTCGGCAAACAGTAGATCGTGGTGGTCAAGAAAGAACGGCTGGTCGTGTCTTAGCTGCTCAAAGAAAACAAGAAATAAAAGCATCACAAGATGTCTTAAAACTTAGAAAACAAGAAATTACATCATTAAAAGCTAAAACTGCTTTAGATCAATTAAAAGAGAAGTTTGATATAGAGTTGATCGGATTACAAAAGGCACGTAATGAAGCCACAGATCAAGAAGTTAAATTAAGATTAAACGGATTAATTGCTATTGCTAAAAATGATGAAGCGCTGGCGAAAAAAGCATTAGCCGAACTTAATGCCGCCGAAGCAGCTGAGGAGTTTGCTAAAAAGTTTAATATAGCCTTAGAAGCTGTTAGATCTATGACAGATAAAATTAACAAGTTTATAGAAAGCCAAGTTGGTGGTTTTGAAGGCGCTTTAGAATCTATAAAATTATTAAACTCTCGTATTGCTACCATGATTGCTAAATTGGGTGGTACAACCAGTGCAAGCGGTGGCGGTGCTACTTATGATTATGCTTTAGCAGAAGTTAAAGCGAAAAATGAACAGATTAAAGCTTTTGAATATAACTTAGGTTTGGAAACTACACGAGAATTAAATGCTCGTATTGGAGAGTTTGTAGCCCAGCAATCCTCTAGCCAAGCACCTACAGAAATCCGAGTTACAGTAGATGCTAATAGCGATAGGTTAAGCCAAGCTATTGCTGAGAGTATTCAGATAGCAAACAGATCTGGCTATAGTACGATACCAGCTGGATTTATCGCATGACATTACCAGTCGTAAATGCAATAATTAATTTTAGTACTGGCCCTAGTTTTGCTCAAACTCTTATTTTAGATGAGGGTAAATTAGACGTAAACATTCTGGGAGATGCCACAGCTGTAATCGTGGATGTATCTAATCAGATTAATCGTATTGAAACTAACAGAGGCCGTACTGCACTTAGCGATCAATTCCAAACTGGCTCTATGACCTTACGCATAATAGATCAAAATGGCGATTTTAATCCACAAAATGTATCTGGGCCTTATTATGATTTATTAACACCCATGAAGAAAGTACAGATTACCGCTACTTATGGTTCAGTAACTTATCCAATATTTTCAGGATTTATTACAAGTTATGTTACAACCTACCCAGATGAGTCAGGCGAGGATTTAGCCATGACTACTATTCAAGCTGTAGATGCTTTTAGGTTAGCCCAATTAGCACAAATATCTACAGTTACTGGCGCTACCGCAGGGCAATTATCTGGCACTAGAGTTAATAAGATATTAGATGAAATTGATTGGCCAGCATCACAGCGAGATATTGATGCAGGTTTAACTACATTACAGGTAGATCCTGGCACTAACCGCACAGCATTACAAGCTTTGTTTACAGTGTCAGAATCAGAGTATGGCGCTATCTATGTGGATGCCGACAACAACTTTGTATTCCAAGATAGAGGCGTTACGGCTGGATCTATTGGCGGCACACCTACAGTCTTTGCAGATGATGGATCAGGCATAGATTACTTTGATGCTACCTGGATATTAAATGACGTACTGGTATTTAACAAAGCCACAATTACTAGAGCTGGTGGTAGCCCACAGGTAGCCTTAAGTCAAGCCAGCATAGATAAGTACTTTTTGCATAGTTATTT